TACCCCCCCCGTCTCTCTCTGGCTCACGAGAGAGCGATATCCGGCTCCGGGGTCCATCAGGAGCCCCTGTACCGGTTCTTCCCCCCCAAGGGGGAGAGGGACCGCCGGTCCCTTTTGCGGCCATGGTAAGGCCGATGTGAAATAGTCGTGGCGTTTGCCCCTCCGCATCAGTTTGAAGCTTGACTGGTCGTCGGGCCCGTCGCCCGTCAGCTTTGGTTGTGATTGTTGTAAATTTTGGTCCCTGAACCACTCGTTGTAAATCAGATTGTAGGCACGATGATACATTGCCGTGTGAACGAGAGGATCGATACCAACAGGTAGACCAAAATAATCAGATAGGCTGTTAGCCAAGTACCCGCCAACAGGTGCCGAAGTTGTCGGTATAAGGAAGTCTGTCGAATCTTCCGGGTCCTCCTGTGAACCGTTGAATTTTTCCCAGTTGTCCCACAATAGCCGCATTGGTACGGCGAAGAAGAAACTATCGCAGAACAGGTTATCCATGAATGGATGTAGCGGTGTTGCAAGACGGCCGAACGCCGTCATATTCAGATTGAATGTATCGCCGGGCAAAGCCTCATCGATGAAGACCGGGATTAAATACCCGGCGTCGAAAGTTGTTTTGTGACCATGTGACCGGTCGAAGGAGGAACGTGGAATTTCCGCCGACGGAGCTCTAGAGAAATCATGTTTCATCACCGATTTTTGGGCCATTAGATTTCACCCATCTGCGCGCCATTGTCGCGCTGTTTGTATTCGATTGCCTTCCCGATCGCGGACGTTTTTACGTCCAGCTGGTCGATCCGGCCCGATTGGTCATCGAACGAGCCTAGCTCGAATAGGGTGAAGTCCTCGGGATGCATCCCGAAGGTGTGTTTTGGGTCGTTTGCGAGTTCCGTGAACATCCGTACCGCGACCCTTGAATTGACAGCGTAGAACGGCTGCGTATACGCGCCTGCCTTGCTATCATACACGGAAAACATATGATGTATCATTGTTATTCCATTTTCCTTTTTAGCCCTGCTAGACGAGCCTCTAAGACCGTCTCCCGCACCTTGCGACGGGCTGGTGAGTTTTCGCCATGCTTTCGCATAGCTCTTATGGTTCTGCCTTCTTTAATAGCCTCTAGGGCATCCTCCTCCAATTGTTGATCGTAGTAGCGGGGTGGCTTATATTTTTTTCCATTAATAACGATGAAGTCATCAGGGTACACGTCGCTCTGGAATTTATTTATCCAGCTTTCGCCGATCCCTTTTGACATTGTTGCGTATTCGGGAATCCGGTTGAACACCTCTCCCGTTTTTGAGTCCGTCCATTCGTAGTGTGATGGTGCAAGTTTGCCCGTCACTTTTTTGAGGATATAGCGTGCCACGTAGGCCGCCGATTGATAGGTCAGCGCACCCACCGAGCAGAACCCCAAACCCCAACGCTCCGCTAAGTCCTCGGATATATAAAGGGGATTTCCCCTTACTATTTTCCATAGTTTTTTGTCCTCGAAGTCGTGATTAAAGAGGCAAGCATGATAGTGTGGTCTTCCATTTTCGTCGCCGTATTCGCCGCAGTGGAAGAACCTAATTTGATGATTGAATTTTTTTCGCAGCCGTTTCATGAATAGCTGCCAGTGCCTTTTATCCAATGAATTGTTTTCGGGCAGGTCCTCGTCACGATAAGTGAGTGTAATGAATGAATTTTGCTTATGCTGGGACGCCTCGTTCACGCAGCGGATAGCCCACTGCTTAGAACGTTCAAGTCTACATCCGATACAGCCTCCACATGGCAGCGTAATCGGCCTTTCGTTATGTATGCCGGCGACCCATTTAAACGAGATCGGCATCTTGCCGTCCACGTTGGGCCGCCGGCGCGTATACGCCGTCAGAGGGTGATAACACGGCATTTAGAGGCGGATACCGCCTCGCCGGACTGTCCGGCTGCCTGGATTTTTATTCTTGCGGGCGATCTTTGTCCCCCGCTTGAAATTTTTCCTGGATTTTTTCTTCGTTAGCCTCTTAGGCCGATACATGGTTTTCTCTCCTAGGTAGTGATTTGGTGTCATTTAGCATATTGCGATCTAGTGGGGCAATATGCTTTTTCCGGGCTATTCGCCCTCTGGTTGCTCCTGTGGCGCCGATTCGGCGACCTCCGGGGGCTCACCCCCCGACGGAGCTTTTTCCGGCTCCGCCGGTACGCTCAGAGTTGGGAGAAGCCCCATCTCGCGCATTTCGTCAATGTTATCCTCATCCTCCACGAAGTTCAAAAACTCCGCCGGTTGGTTCCCAAACCGGGCCCTCACTCCGGAGGGAAGGCTGTCGAACGCGGCCTGGGCCGCTATTATTTGGTTCATCGACGTATGGTAGTCCTGGACGTTCGTGAAATCACCATAGTCGCCCTTAAATTTGTTCACGTGGTCGATCAGGCCGCTATCCTGAAAGCGAGCCATGATCCCGTTGATATCGCATTCATCCTTGAAGGATTGTTTCGCCATGGTTTCCCCCAGAAATTTCTTCCGGACCCGAATATGACGGGCATGAGCGATTTGGTATTTTAGTTTGTCGGTCATTTTCATTTCCTCAGTTGTCTAGAGACCTATCGCCCCGGCGCCGCCGGTGGAATTTTCCAATTTTGGCGAAGCCTCTTGACGTTCCAAGGCCCCTTACGGAGCCTGTTAGTAGTGTTTTTGCAGCTCGCGCCGAGCTGACGGCGGCACCTATCGTGCCGCCTTCTGTTCGGAGTTGCCATTTGCGGACCTCTGAGCCCTCCGGGCTATTCCAGTAGTCCCGGTCTATGGCGGCTCTGGCCTCTCTGGCCTTCGCCTCCGTATAGTGTGTTTTGATGTTTTCAGTCTCCGAATGTGTTTTGTACGCCAGCATTCTCGCCGCGTTCTCTTGAGCATTCAGGAGCCTTAAGTCCGCTTTTTGGCGGGTTGCGGCGACCGCTGATGATACGCCCTGGCTGGCCCCCAGGGCCGCAGCGGCGCCGACATTAGCGGGAGTGTACGAGGCGCCCCCGGGGACGCCTCCCCCGCCTTGTTTGTAGGCCAACATGGGATTAAGGCCTGCGGCCTTCATGTCGGCCATTGTGCGCTGATAGCGCGTTGAGGCCATTTCCTTTTGGAAGGCCATTTGTCTGCCGGCGGCTTTTTTCGCCGCCTTGTTTTGCAGCATTGTGCCGGCGAGGGACATCGCCCCGCCGGCGATTCCACCGAGCATACCCAGCATTAGAAGTGATCGATCAAACCCGGCACGCTGTACATCGGCATGGGCCTCGCGCACCGGAGTTGGAAGTAGCTGTCCCAGAGAAACTGGGGCTCAGTGAGGACCGCGAGCACGCGGTCCACAGGTGGGTCCTCTTCTATAAAATCGGACCCAAGTGTTGGCAAAGTCGCGAAGTCTTGCGCGAGGTGCCAAGTGTCGAGCGATTGAGGATGCGAAGACCGGAAGGTTCCGGTTATTTGCGAAGGTTTATATCTATACTCCGCAAAACGCTCTTGATAGCCGAAGACGTTCGTGTCTGCGGCTGTTCCCTGGGCCATTATTTCCTGATTTAGTACGCTCTGCTCCCCCAGGTGCGCGAGCGCTGGCCAGTAGTAGTCCCATCGAGTAGAACGTGAGAACATACGAGACAACCCCTGTTGGTAATTCAAGTCGGCACGGACTGATACTAGTCCTATTATTACACAGTGTTCTGTAAAAGATTTGTTGAACCCGTGATTATTGAGGTTGACTGTGCCGAGTGCTGCAAGATTGCCTTGAGGGGTTGTTGCGTCTGTAGATGATGTTTGAGCGATGGGGTTGACATTGATTGGCGAGCTTCCGCCGCCCAGGTATTCCGGCCGCTGCTGTCTCGCGTCCGGTGAGGTGACGCCGAAATGCGATTTGATTATTTCGGTATAGCGGGTTCCCCCGCGTGCGTCTCTTTCGTAGAGCTTCTGTATCTGAAAGCTCTGACGTAGTTGGTTGATTGTAGCGCCGGTCACGTTGGACAAGTCCACCCTGACATTTGGAAAGCCTGGATTTAAGGGATCTTCCTCGATCCCAATATTATCCAGGCCGGTGCCTGACGCGCCCGTGAACGATCGCGTTACCCCCCCCGTCTCTCTCTGGCTCACGAGAGAGCGATATCCGGCTCCGGGGTCCATCAGGAGCCCCTGTACCGGTTCTTCCCCCCC